TGCTGCTTTGTAGGTGCTGCTTAGCGCTAGGTTTTCGTCGAATACGTCGTAATCGACCGTCACTGACAAGCCGACCTTTTGTGTCGGTGGTGGCGGTATGACAATTTCACTAACAAACACACGCGAGCCCGCGTAATTGACTAGGTACTTGCCTGTTGTATCTACTGGCACGTAGTAAAAAACAGAGACACTGCTGCTGTATTGTGGGTCAATGGTCACAGCTGGTGTGTAATCGAGCAGGCCCACCGTTGTGCCTACGCTTTGCAGCACTCCGCTGTTCTCTTGTATTGTGTTCTTGTAATACTGCGCGTCGGCTGCGTCGTCGAACTTAATTGTGTACTTCAGCACTACCTGCCCGTAGCTGTAGGCGTCAAGTGAAAGCGCTGTGTTGTCTAGCACAAAGCTGGCCTGTAACCAGTACAAATCGGTGTCAGGCGCTGTGTCTGCGCCCTCGTACGTCACCTCTGTATCCGTAAAAGTCTCAGGTACTGACTCGTTGTAACCGCCGAGCAGTGTCGCGCCGTCCAATGTGTCACGCGTAACGCGCGCCTCGTTGTGTGGTGGCGTATAGCTGCTGCGCCAAGCCGCGTCTTTTTGCACCACGTCGTCGGCCAAATCTTTTTGGAAGCTGTATTGCGCGCTCAAAATTGCCGCACCTGTTGTCCCGTTCCATTTTAATTGAATCCCGCCTATTCCATCACCAGCTAACGCAACAGGCTGCAAGTACCAGGCGTCGCCGTAGCTGTAAAGCCGCCACTGGTATGTGATGCACAGCGATTGCAGCAGGTCGTAGCAACTGACGTACTCCGTCACGTTGTCGCTGTTGACTCTGCTGAACGGGTTTGTGTGAATGCGCGATCGTGTAATCGTTGACAGGGTCGTGCCTGCAGGATGTCCAGCAAGTGCCGCCACGTAGTCGTCTTCGCTGTACACGTCCTCAGCCCATGCAAGCCGCGTCTCAGTGCCGCTGTTCTGCTCGTCTAGGTACGTGTACAGGCTCCACTTTTCCTGTATGTTCTTCAGTATATCGTACACCGTTTGATACCCAGTGTAGGCCGTGCCCGAGTTATTGTAATCTACATGCCTTAAAAGGCTTACAGCGTCCGTTGCAACTATCGTCACCTCCTTGTTGGTGCTGTCCTCGTCAACGGTGAATTCTTCAACCAGTATGCTGCCCACCCAAATGCGTGTGCTGTCGCGCAGCACTTCTAGCAAGTAGTCGCCGTCTGTGCTGGTGGCCAGTGCAGTCAGCAGCGTGTTCAGCTCGCTTGCAATGGCTGCAGGCCACAGCGTCGTAACCTCGCAACGTGAGTGCACAATGCCAGGCACCAGCGCGCTGTCGTCCACGCTCTCGTACTTCAACGCAAAGCCGTTGGCTGCTAAGCTGAACTCTGTTGTCTGATTGCTGCCCGCTGCTGTGCGAATGATGCGCACCTCGTAGCTGTCCTCGTTTAAGGACTCGCCTACACCTTTGGCATATAAGTAGCTGCTCATGCGTAACGGTTGCGGGCGCTAGTGCTGCGTGCGTTGCTCAAAAAGATGTCGTCGCCCTTAATGCGTCCAACAACCTCGACGACGCCGCCGCCCATCATGTCTTTCAATTTACTCAAAGGCGCCACAACCTCTGGATCGATGGCTGCATTTTTGTTGTCGCCGACCATGGCCATTGTTGGGCCGTATGCGAGGCCGCCCTGCGCCAATGCTGGCACGCCTACGCGTTGGAACAAACCGCCGCCAACTGCCAAACCCAAGGCGCCTACAATGTTGCCCTTTGCCAATGCTGCAGCTGCCGCCTGGCGCACAAACTGCGCAACAATATCTTTCGTGACATTCTCAAGAAAGTCTAAAAACGACGACGCTTGAGCTGCTGCGCTGCTAAAAGCTGACGCAATCGAGTCAGCCATCGTGTCGGCGCTTTCGGTTACTGTGTCAATTTTTTCAACTACGGTATCAATTACAGCAGGCACAGTGACGTTTTCCAAATAACTGAAAAACTGACCCAGGCTCATGGTTGCCTTGGCAGCGCTGACCTGTATCTCTTCAAGCATGCTAAACAACTCGCCAAGCGTTTCCACACTAGTAGTCACGACTGCAGTTGTGTTATTCAACACCTCAATTAATTGCGTCGCTGCGTCTGCACTACGCTCAAAGGTCTTTATGTAATCGCGCAAGCCTGCAATGGTGTCGCGCAGGTTTCGCTTTACCAATGCGTCGCCCTCTGCAGCTGCTTTTTCTAACTTAGTTAGCCTCGCTCGTGCATCTGCAACTTTGCTCAGGCTGTCGGCTCTAATTTTTTCAGCCCGCGCCACGTCCTCTGTTGTGTCGCCTGTCAACTTAATGCCTGCCTCCATTGCAAGCTGTGTCTTGTTTAGGCTAACCAGCGCCGCCTCTTGTTTGCGCACCTGATCCGTTGCGCCTTTAGCCTCTTTGCGCACGCGCAAAAATAGACCAGCAATAGCGCCCAACGCAACGCTTAAAGCAAGCACGCCTGGCGCTGTGGACAGAAAGGCAAAGTTTACCAGCTTAATGCCTGCCGCAATTTGTGGCAACAATACGAGCAGCGGACCAAGTGACGCCACCACTGTGCCAATAGCTAGCCCGAGCTTCACTGTTGTGTCACTCAGGTTGCCAAAGCCACGAAAGGCAGATGTTAAACTGTCTAAGCCCTGCGACACAAGCGGCAGCAGTTTCTCGCCAACAACTGCAAGCGCCTGCTTTGCATTGTCTAGCGCCGTGCTAAACTTGCCCGATGCCGTTTGACTCAGGCGCTCCATAGCACCAGCAGCAAAGCCGCCCTCCTCTGCAAATGACTTAAGCACAGCGTTGAACTGCTCGACTGTCACACGGCCCGCGCCTAGCTTGTCAGCAGGCAAGCCTGTGGCCTCGCTCAATGCGGTAAATATGGGAATGCTACGCTCTGCAAGTTGGTTGAGGCTTTCTAGCTCTACCTTGCCCTTTGCGTTGACCTTTCCAAAAATGGCAGCAATCTCATCGATATTGTTGCCGCTGGTGGCTGCGATGTCGCCAAGGAATTGCAGTTGAGTGTTAACATCCGCAACGTCTGTGCCTGTAGCAACTAGCAGCCGCGCCGACTTAGCTACTGCGTCAAGCTGAAAGGGCGTCTTAGCAGTAAAAGCTGTGAGCTGCTGCATCATCTTGCCAGCTTCCTCGACGCCGCCCGTCAAGCTCACAAAGGAAGTCTCCAGCGTTTCAAGATCTGCAGCGCTCTTAACTGCTGCCGCGCCTACCGCAGCCAATGGCAGTGACAGGCTGCGCGTCATGTCCTGCCCTAGCCGCGTGATGTTGCCGCTCATTCTGCGCAGGTTGCGCTGCACTGTGCCCAACTTATCGTTGAGGTCTTTAGTGTTTGCTCCAATCCGTACTACGAGGTCTCCTAATTTCGCCATTTTTCTTTGCTATTGCTTTGAGCTGTGCCCAGCCTGTATGTATGCCAGTCTTTGGCTTTTCTTCCCACGGAAAGACTGCCAAATCTTTCGGCCTGACGTTGCTTCCCTTCTTAGTGTGTACGTTTAACAGCAGCGCGGTTTGCCACCGTGTACGTTCCCAGTCTACGCGTTGCTGCGCCTCCTGAGCTTTGTACCGACCGCGCACCGCGTTGCCAAACTCCCTAAATGTAAGGTCATACAGAAGGCAAGGACTCAGGCCCAAAAGCCCGAGTCCAAGCTCCTCTATTTCGTCCCATTCAAGTGGCTTGTTGTCTCCTGGTTCTCCGTTTTTTTTTGCGGAGTCATAGAAGATTCAATCACCTCGACAACAGCAGTCAGATCCTGCACGTCAATCAATCCTAGAAAGTCGTCCACTTCCATGTCAAAGGTCATGCCTTGCTTTTTGCAGCCCTCCTGCACAAAGTAGTACAGCAGCTCAGGCATCAGGGTGACGTCCTCGCTGTCGATGTTTGCCACCTTGTGTCCAGTCGCTTGCTCAAAGCTGCGCCAGGCGCGCATATTAGCTTTGACTGGGAATGTTCGTCCGTCTAGGGTTATGGTCATGCGCTCGGTACGAATGTCGGGTCAGTGACGCACTCGAAAGTGGCAGTGTAAGACGCGTTGTCCTCAGTGCCTGCGCTCAGCTCCAAGCTAGTGCAGTAGGCTTTGAAGTCGATATCCATGTCGTCAGTAATTTCAGCCTCTGACTGATCGTAAGACGCAATAGTGATGTCGAGCTTCTGCCCTGCTTCCATGTCGGCAAAGAGTTCCTCGTAGCCGTTGGTTGCGTCGGCTGCGTAGAATGCCGTGAATGTCACGCTCAAGGTCTTCAGCCCTGGCAAAATTGCGCGATATCCGCCGTTGTCTTTTGTTGTAGTGTCGCGTGTCTCA